TCGGCGGGGACAGTAAATTTTCAGACATGTTTTAAGCCGGACAAAGTAATTGTGCAAAATGAACACAATGGATATTTCGGTGTCTATGACAAAAATAGCGGAGAGAAATTATATTCCGCAAAAAGAGACGTTGAATATTTATATTCTACCACATCTTTAAACGTAAGAAAAACGCCTTCAGTTAATGGAGAGGTAATTCAGACAGTTGATATAGGAACTAAGCTCAAGAGAATAGGAGATGCTCCTTGCGGTTGGGATATTGTGAAACTTTCAGACGGAACAAAGGGATTTGTCTGGAGCAAGTATCTAAGTAGCCAAAACCCGGTCATCCCTATGGGTCGCTTTAGAGTCACTTACTATTGTAATTGCGATAGTTGCAGCGAGGGATACGGACGGCTCACCAGTACAGGACATACTTGTTATAGCGATTACACCATCGCAGTAGACCCCTCAATTATCCCCTACGGAACAAAGGTTTATATGAATGGTGGAGAATATCTTGCGGATGATTGCGGAGGAGCGATTAACGGAAACGAAATAGATGTGTATGTAGACCATCATGAACTGACCGAGAGAAATGGTGTTGATTATTACGATGTTTATATAAAAAGATAGGAGGACGATTTGATTAAAAAGACTTTTTTACTGGATTTATCTAACATTTGTGACTTGCAGAATTTCGTCAATGATTTGAATACATATGTAATTGCAGACGTAGACGCAATGGTTGGAAGATACGTTGTGGATGCTAAATCCGTTCTCGGTATGATGTCAATATGCAACAGGTATATCAGAGTTGGAATTCATAGTTGTTCACAGAGAGGTCTTGAGACTTTCGAAGGTATCTGTAAAAAGTACGAGGTAGCTGAATGACAAATAGAGAAAGAATTCGAGTTTTAAGAGAAATTAGAGATAAGAACGCAGGTGTATCAGAGGAGGATTTAGGATTTGAACGCCATTTTACAAACAGAGAAATGGAAGCTTTGAATTGGGCGATTAAAGTTTGTGATAAATATGAAAGCAAACGAGAATCTGAGAGGTAGGAATTTTATGGCTATTAAAATTATTCGGCACGGAAGATTAAGAGAATGCGTCTGTTTTAATTGCAGGTGTATCTTTTCATTCGAAGAAGAAGATATAGAAAAAGAGTCGGTGTATACGCCAGGATGTACAATGTATGTAAAATGTCCAGAGTGCGGAGAAAGGAATGTTATAAGCTTATGATTAAAATGGAACACGTAGTTTTGGCAAGCCCAGAACAAATGGAATTTATTATCGAAGGTATGCGTAATCCTTTAAATTCATGGAACAAAAGCGATAGCGGTATTATGGGGGATCCATTTGGTGAAGGGAGATGCGAAGATTTTAGTTTAGGGTGTAATGACCATTCTCTCATGCAGCGATTATCCAACGCAGGCACAGATCACAGAAAATATATGAGAATGATGCCTGTATATGTAAGGATTACAGCACCTTTATATTGGTGGAAAGAATTCGACACTTATAAAGTCGGCACTGTTGCAAACTCTTGCAGTACCATGCACAAGATTGCAGAGAAAGAGTTTACATTGGATGATTTTTCGATGGAACATTTAAACGATAGTCTGTTGAGCACATTCATACCTATAGCGAACAACGATCATATGACAGTTAGCCCCAAAAAAATATTAGAAAGATTCATAATACCTTCTTTAAATCATGCTAGGACAGAATTTCTGAAATCAAAGGATAAGTTATATTGGTGGCAGATGATTCAACTATTGCCATCTTCATACAATCAGACTCGTAATGTTTTTTGAATTATGAGGTTCTGGCAAATATCTATAAATCTCGCAAAAACCATAAATTAGATGAATGGGTTGAGTTCTGTAAATGGATTGAGAGTTTGCCTTACAGTGAATTAATTACAGGGGAAAATGATGACTAATATTTTGGCATCAGTATGGATAATGAGTCTGTCATATCTTTTCTTTAAATTCTTTCAAAGACTTGCAAGCGGAGATTACGATATAGCCGCTTTTGCAGGCTTTTTTATTCTGTCAACAATCGTAATGTTTTCATAATAAAAGGAGATATATGTTAATAATTTTAGGTAAAACAGCAAGTGGGAAAAACACAATAGTAAATAAGCTTGTTAAGAATTATGGATTTAAGCAATTAGTCACTTATACTACTCGCCCTAAAAGGAAAGGTGAAATTGAAGGCGTTACATATCATTATATTTCGTTAGAAGAATTTAAGAAGAAAGACAGAGAAGGATTTTTTGCTGAATCAAATTATTTTTGTCCGGCATCCGGCGGAGAATGGGCTTATGGAACAAGCTTAGAGGATTTTAAAAAAGCTGATGATAAAACAGTTTTAATTACCAATCCAAGAGGATATTATTCTCTTTTGAGTAATATTGGGCTTGGTCATGACTGCTCAATATATATTATGGCAAAGGAAGATATTCTTCTTGATAGATTAGAGGAGCGAGGAGATTCCTTTTTAGAAGCACAACGTAGAATTGTCTCAGATAGAGAGGATTTTGAAGATATAGAGGATTATGTGGATTTTTGGATTGCAAACGACGGAATGTTTTCTATAGAGGAGATTGCAGCCGCGATAAATCGACGAATTGAAAACAAAGAATGCAAATAAATACAACGACATTTTAATTAAAGCAGGAGAGTGTGCGTATATTGGTAAAAGTTATTAAAAGAGACGGAAGTTATGTGGATTTTTGTTCTGATAAAATTTATAAAGCTATTTTAAAGGCGATGCCTTCTGGTTCTGGAGTAGATAAAAAAATAGCATTAGAAGTTGCGGAAGAAATAAAAACTGAATGTTGCAATGAAGAAGAAATAGATATTTCCGAGATTGAGTCAATGGTCTATGACAAATTAATAGACAAAGGACATAGGCTGACAGCAAAATCATATGAAGGATACAGGAGAATCAGAGAATTTCAGCGTGAAAATAAAAATACAACAGACGAACAAATTATCCGCTTAGTAGAAGACTCCGATGAATATTTGAAGGATGAAAATGCGAATAAAAACCCCGTATTGAATCCAACAAAAAGAGATTATATTGCTGGATCAGTAAGTTCAGATGCAACAAAAAGATATTTGCTTTCCCCAGATATTGTACAGGCACATACAGATGGACTAATTCATTTTCATGATTCAGATTATTTTATTCAACACATGCATAATTGCGACTTGATTAATCTCGAAGATATGCTTCAGAACGGAACAGTAATTAGCGACGTTATGATTGAAAAGCCGCATAGTTTTTCTACAGCCTGCAATATTGCAACTCAGGCAGTAGCTCAAATCGCCAGCAATCAGTATGGAGGGCAGAGTATTTCTCTTGCTCATTTGGCTCCATTTGTGGAAGTTAGTAGAAAGAAAATTCGAAAAGAAGTAGAACATGAATTGCGTGATATAGCCAACACGGTATTAAAAGGTGAAGAGTTTGAAAGGGTAGTCAACAAAATTACAGAAGAAAGACTCAGGAAAGAGATAGAAAAGGGTATTCAGACAATTCAGTATCAGTTAGTAACTCTCATGACGACAAATGGACAAGCGCCTTTTATTACTATTTTCATGTATTTAAATGAGGCAAAAAACAAAAGCGAAAAGAAAGATATTGCAATGCTCATCGAAGAAATGTTGAAACAGAGAATTCAAGGAGTTAAAAACGAAGACGGAGTTTATATCGCTCCGGCATTTCCTAAATTAATATATGTTTTGGAAGAAGACAATATCAAAGAGAGTTCTACATACTGGTATCTTACAAAATTGGCAGCAGAGTGTTCTTCTAAAAGGCTCGTACCAGACTATATCTCTGAAAAAATAATGCTTGAGCTGAAGGGCGACGTTTACACTTGCATGGGATGCAGGAGTTTTCTTACTGTTGACAGGTTTACGAGCGAGGTAGGTAATATTGCAAATGCAAAAAACTTTGACATCGACAAGCATAAGTATTACGGACGTTTTAACCAAGGTGTCGTAACGATCAGCTTACCTGATATTGCTTTGTCGTCTAACGGAGATTTCGATAAGTTTTGGGATATATTTGAAGAAAGAACAGAGTTGTGTCATAAAGCATTAAGAGCAAGACACGATAGGCTTTTAGGAACTTCATCAGACGTTGCACCTATCTTATGGCAGCATGGAGCTCTTGCGAGACTTAAAAAGCACGAAAAAATCGACCATCTTCTTTATGACGGATATTCAACCATTTCTCTTGGCTATGCCGGACTCTATGAATGCGTCAAATTTATGACCGGATGTTCTCATTCAGATGAAGAAAAAGGAGAAGAATTTGGCTTACAGGTAATGCAAGCATTAAATGATAAGTGTAATCAGTGGAAAGAAGCAGAAAATATTGATTACAGTTTGTATGGAACTCCGCTGGAAAGTACGACGTATAAGTTCGCAAAATGTTTAAAATCTCGCTTTGGAGAGGACATTTTTATCAAATTAGATGGATTTGATAGAAATTATATCACAAATTCTTACCATATTCCCGTTTTTGAACCAATCACTGCTTTTGAAAAACTTAGAATTGAATCTAAATTCCAGAGATTAAGTCCCGGAGGAGCAATTTCTTATATTGAAGTACCAAGTATGAGTCATAATATTCCTGCATTATTAAATGTTATTGAATTTATCTACCATAATATTATGTATGCCGAAATCAACACGAAGAGTTGTTATTGCGAAAAATGTGGCTATGACGGAGATATCCCCCTTGTAGAAGATGCGAACGGAAAACTTAAATGGCAGTGTCCTAATTGCGGCAATGATGATAATACAATGATGGACATTGCATTTAGAGTTTGTGGGTATATTGGAACAGCAAAAAACGGAGGAAATCAAGGCAGATATGGAGATATACACGATAGAGTGTATCATTTAGACGACATGGAATATGAGGAGAAATAGTATGGCACAAATTTTTAGAATTAGTGGTTATTTGATAGATATAGATGGAAATTATAGAAAAGAAGAGATTGAACCAGTCATTTCTAGAAGATTAGGTATGTTTAGTCAGCAATTACATATTGAAAGCGCAAATATCGAAGAATGGAGCAACGAAAACCCATTAAATTATGAGAATTGTGACTTATCGTATTGTTCTCAATATTTTAAAGACAAGCAGATTAATAATAACTTCGAGAGACCGTTACCCGAAGCAGGGCAAAAATATAGGCATTTTAAGATTGGAAAAATAGTAACGATTATTGGGATTTCAAGGCACACTGAAACGGAAGAAGTAAGCGTTGTATATAACTATGAAGGACAAATATGGAATAGACCTCTGAGTATGTTCATGAGTGAAGTCGATAGAAGAAAATATCCAAATGCATCACAGAAGTATAGATTCGAACTTGTGGAGGATTAAGCATGAAGTATTCACAGATAAGGAGTATGGACATTTCAAATGGAGAGGGCGTAGGTGTCGCTCTCTTCGTTCAAGGATGCCACTTTCATTGCAATAACTGTTTTAATTCCGAAACATGGGATTTTAATGGAGGCAAAGAATGGACAGATGAAACCGAAGAAGAGTTTTTAGAGCTTGTAAATAAACCGTATATTCAAAGGGTTTCTATTTTGGGCGGGGAACCTTTAGAAAATTGCAATATTCCGTATTTAAAAAGATTGCTGTTTAAAATTCCTTCAGATAAAGCTGTTTGGATATATAGTGGGTTTACATGGGAGGAGATTTTAGAGGTTAGAGAGAAAGAAAGACTTGTTATATTATGTGATGTCTTAGTGGACGGAAGATATATCCACGAATTAAGAGATATAAATCTCAAGTTCAGAGGAAGCAACAATCAGAGAATCATTGATGTAAAAAAATCTTTAGAATCAGGAGATGTCATTCTATGGGATATCTAATCAGTCATTTTAAGGGCAAATATCGTATTCTCTGCCCATATAATCAATACAATCAATTTTCCAGAGACTTAAAAGGAAACTTTGAAGAAATAGATTGCTATATAAAATGCGCGAATAAAGTAACAATTTCATACTACGGAAAAGGAATATTAGAAGCCTATGTTCCATCTATCGGGAAAGGCAGAAACATTCTCCGAGCGATTGAAGAAGATGGCATGAGCAACAAAATCACAAAAAAATTTGAGACGGATGCAGAAGTAATCATTAGGTTCCCGGCGAAAGAGATGGCTCAATTTGAAAAATACTTCAAGCCTCTTACGTCAGGAGCTGGAATAAGCCCCTTTTCAACGAAGAATCTCCCTAAAACGGATTATATTATCGAAGAGGATAAATTGGAGGAGTATAGGAATGTAATCTCAAAATTGGGCTATGAAACGCCGATAGGTATAGCGCATTTGACAAACAATTTTATCAAGTCTCTTGCGACAAAAAGAAATCCATGGGAGAAAATAAAAGCGGATATGCAAATGAAAGGATTACGCGGTAAAGAATATATAGATGAAATTGGGCAGTGGAATCAATATATCAAGTTTCTAAAGGAGAATATTAAATGTTCGGATTAATCGCTGGTTTATCGGCAATGTTTGTAACTGGTGCTTGCATTGGAGTAGGAATGACGGCACTTTGTAACGCGAGTAGTACATTAGACAATATGGAGGAAAACTGGAATATGAAAAAAATGCAGGATATTTTAATCGAGAAGCTCACAGATACGGCAACAATCCCGACAAAAGGAAGTAGTGAAGCGGCAGGAGTTGATTTATATGCCAATATTGACAAAGAAATCAGCATTAAACCGCACGAGACAAAAAAGATTGGAACTGGAGTTGCAATGAAATTACCAGAAGGAACATTTGGCGCTATCTTTGCTCGAAGTGGATTAGCAACGAAAAATGGGTTAAGACCTGCCAACTGTGTTGGTGTTTGTGATTCTGATTATAGAGGAGAATATATTGTGCCGCTACATAATGACACAGAAGAAATTCAGGTAATCAAACCGGGAGATAGAATTGCTCAGTTAGTTTTAACGCCGTATATCCCAATGAATTTTATTGAAGTGAAAGAATTGGAGGAGACGGAAAGAGGGACTGGCGGTTTCGGGTCAACAGGAGAGTAATATTTATTAGAAAAGGAGTTGATTTGATGGGTACTGCATTAACAATTATATTAGGTGCAATCACAGGAAGGGTTATTTATCTTATTATGGAGAAATTTCTATGGTGAAAGAAATTAATACTGTTCAGGATTTGATTAATGAGCTGGAAAAATTTCCTCTAGAAATGGAAGTTAGAGATTATTGTTTCGACAAAATTGAAGAAGTGAAAATAAAAACATGGACGCACGATAATTATCCATATAATTTACCAGACAAAGATTACGTCTGTCTTGAGTGAGGTAAAAATGTTTGTATATATTAAGACAAAAAATCTAATTAAAGGAGTGAATGAATTTTCTTTTAATATAGATACGAAACGAGAAGAGTGTTTGTATATAGAAGATGGCAATATAGTACTTATTAGAGGATACAGAGGAATTTTATTCTGTTGTTCCATGGAAAATATCGAATATATAGTAAAAGAAGATGGTATAGAGGCAGAATCGGATGAGTCATTTCAGTAAATAAAAAAGGAGCTTTGATTTATATGAAGGTTCAAGAATTAATTTCTAAATTAGAAGGAGAATGCATTTGTCGAGGTTTATACCCAGATGAAGTAGATGTATGCGTCATAGATGACCAAGATTTCATATTTGAAGAATTCAATATTAGATATGAGAATAAGGATTTGCCATTTATAAGCATTGAATTATGATGCAAAACAATTGGAACTATTATTTTCATGCAGAGGAGGTAGATACATGAAGGAGCGTTTTCAGAACTTAGAGCCGGGAGATATCATTTTAACGACATGGGAAGAGACGAGACAGACCGTTCCATATTTAGTCATGTATGATGGAACATGGAATTTAATATGCTTGAGCTCGGGAGAATTTATGTGCAGTTTAAAATCTAAGAAATCACTATGCGAACTTGTAAGTGAATATGTAATAGATATAGTTCCTCGTCAGATAGCAATTAATAGGGCAAATGCTCAACTCGGAGGGAGATTCAAATATCCTATAGTAGCTCGCGATAATTTATGCTATGTCAGGCAGGAGGGAAAATGATAGGAATAGGATTTCTTACATTTGTTATTGTACTTATGGCTGTTGTGTTTATGGATGATATTCCAAATTCTATAAAGAAACAACTATACATTAAAAAACATCCAGAGATTAAGATATTTTTGGACACATATAGACAGCTAAACGAGCGAAGAGAATCAGATCGTGAAGCAATGAGGAGACTACAAGGTGCAATGGAATGTGTTTCTGAAGAAGAAAGGCAGAGATTAAATGATATTCATTTCAATTTCTTAAAAGATTCTAAAAAGATGGAACGTCGCATGGAGAATTTTTGCGAAATAAACAAGAATACAATTCGAGACGCACAAAAGATTTTTCTCGATGAATTTGATTGTCGAGCAACGCGATGGGCTGAAAGGGCGCGAGTACAGCAAAAAATTGAAGCCGCAAAACAGAAGAGTATGGTGCGGGCTGAAAGGAGGAACTTATGGAAATTAAAGAAATTAGGGAGATAATTAAGAGTAATGAATATGATTTTCTCCGCAATAACGAGCATTTGAGGAAGAACGTGATATTGCTTGGATTAGGAGGGAGTTATGCATATGGATTAAATACGCCAGAATCAGATATAGATATCAGAGGATGCGCTTTGAATTCCAAAAGAGAAATTTTATTGGGGGAAGGGTTTGAACAGGTAGAAAACAAAGAAACAGATACCGTAATATATTCGTTCAATAAAATGATTTCTCTATTGTGTAATTGCAATCCTAATGTCTTGGAAATTTTTGGTTTAAAGCCAGAACATTACTTGTATATATCTCCATTCGGACAAGAATTATTAGATAATAAAGACTTATTTCTTTCTAAGAGAGCGATAAAGTCATTTGGCGGTTACGCTGTGAGTCAACTATATAGGCTTCAGCAAAAAACTCTATGTGCGTTATCAGAAGAAGAATACAACAAACATATTTGTAAAGTTATCAATCAAATGATATTTAAACTAGAAGGCAGGTACGGTTTAAAAAATGTTAAAGTGTTTGTGGAAAATGGCGAGCTGAAGATAACGACCTCTATAGAGGATTTTCCTCTTGAAGATTTGGCGGGATTATTAAGCGAAATCAACAATACTTTAAGAGATTATAAGAAAAAATCGAAACGCAATGAATACGCAATAAATCACAAAAAAGCTGCAAAACATAGCGTTAGTCTAATTCGCCTCCAGATGATGGCTATTGATCTCTTAGAGAATAAAGAGATTATCACATATAGAGAAAAAGAGCATGATTTACTGATGGATATCAGACTCGGAAAATATTTAGACTCAGATGACAAGCCGAATTCTGCGTTCTTTGATATCGTACATGAATATGAGAAGAAGTTTGATTACGCAAAAAATAATACGGAGCTTCCAGAAGAGCCAGATGTGAATAAGATTAATGACTTTGTTATGTCTGTAAATGAAAGAATTGTAGGAGGAAATACATTTGATTGATAGTCGGGAAACAAATGCATATGAAGACGGATGGGATGCTGGTTATTGGGCGGGTTATTATGATTGCAAGCAGGAACTTCTTCCTGTTCTTCGTTCTTTGGCTTATGAAGTAGCGACGTATTTATATCCAAGGCAATATGATTATTCAGATGATCAAATAAAAGATATTGCTGTATGTGCTGGTTTAAGAGAAGAACTTTCAGAGGAGTTATAAGAAGAAGCATGACAAAAAAATTTTCAAGAGAATATTTAACAAAGGAACTAGGGCTACCGTATGATTGTTGCCCAATCGAAGACAATATTATAGATACTTCTCGCTGGTCTATTATTCATGAAATTATTTTTGAAGATGGCGGGAAATTTTATCGAACAACGTATTCTGAAGGGGCGACAGAAATGCAATGGGAAGAACCATGGGAATATGAGGAAGAAGTGAAATGTGAAGAAGTTGAACTTCGAGAAGTGACAGTAAATAAATGGCTTCCAGTTCAAGAAACAGTCAAATGATATATAGGAGAGAACAATATGATGAACAATTTTTTAAATGGAATGTTTGGAAAAGTAGGGAATGGCATGTGTAGATTATCTATGAATGGAGAAATTGCAGTTAAAACTTCTGGAGGATATAAAAGCTATAATATTAAAACCGGGAAACTCACTAACTGCAACAACTTTGTATTCGACATTGGAGAGGAATTTTTCTTTGTGATTCCAACTAACAAAGTCGAGAAAGGAGATATTATCCTTGTGAATTGCAAGCCTAAATGCGTAATTGATGCAGACAAGACAAAACTTACGGTGATCAATTATGAAGATTCTACAGTGGAGACCATTCTTCCAGAAAGACATGTGTTTATGGGAAATACATATTTTTACGGGAAAATCGTTTCAATGTTTGGGAGCGACAGTATCAAGGGGAAGAAAGGAGCAAACAATATTTTTAAATATATGATGCTTTCACAGATAATGAAAGGAGATAATAGTGGTTCTACCGGAATCGGAGGAATGAACTCAATGCTGCCGTTCATGATGATGAATGGAAATATGAGCGATGTGTTCGATGGAATGTTTGATTTTGACGTAGATAGAGAAGAAGATACAGACGAAGAGGAGGAAGCGTAATATGGGATGTGGTTCATGGACAAGAAAAAGTTATGTAGATTATGCAACAGTAAAAGGAATGAGCGTTTCAAGTAAGGGAGAAATTAGCGGCAGTTACTCCAATCAGGAAATGTTTAAAGCTAGAACACTTGATTCGGCACTTGACCCGAAAAATGCAATTCGGGAATGTTGCGATACGGAAGAACACCCAAACACAATTCCAGTTATCTTAGCTTTGGATGTTACAGGAAGCATGGGGCAGGCGGCCGTGGAAGTTGCAAAAAAACTTAATGTAATCATGACAAATCTGTACGAGAAAGTTTCGGATGTTGAATTCCTTATTATGGGCATTGGAGATATGGCGTATGATGAATACCCTATTCAGGCTTCACAGTTTGAATCCGATATCCGTATTGCTGAACAGCTTGACAAGATTTATTTTGAATTTGGCGGCGGAGGAAATAGCTTTGAATCATATACGGTCGCTTGGTATTTTGGTTCTCGCCATACAAAGCTTGATTGCTTAAATCGTGGTAAAAAAGGAATCATCATCACAATGGGAGATGAAAGACTTAATCCGTACATTCCAAAGACTGGAAGATATTGCACTTTGTCGGAAGTGACAGGAGATGGTGTACAGGGAGATATTGAAACAAAAGACCTTTATAAAGAGGTCTCTGAAAAGTTTAATATCTATCATTTAGACGTAAATCATGGAAGAAGATGGTGGAACAAAGACGAAATAGAAAAATCTTTTAAAGAGTATTTAGATGATGAACATTTCAGAAAAGTTACCATTGATAGCATTTCAGATGAAATTGTAGATATTGTTTTAAATGAGACTGAAAGCAACACGGAAAGTCCAGTTGTTGCACCGTTAAGTTCTGAAGGAATTACTTGGTAGAATAAGGAGATTTGAATAGATGAAAGATATTAAGATTGTAATTGGAGCAAATTGGGGCGATGAAGGAAAGGGATTAATAACTGATTATTTCTCGCAGAAACCAAATACTATAGTTGTTTGCTCAAATGGAGGAGCTCAGAGAGGACATACTGTTGTAACACTAGATTCAATCCGACATGTCTTTCGTCATTTCGGATCTGGTACATTTAACGGAGCAAGTACATATTTATCGGAAGACTTTATTTGCAATCCTATTATTTTTAGACAGGAGTACGAAGAACTGAAAAGCCTTGGGTATGCGCCAAAAACTTATATTAATAACAAGTGTATGTTAACAACTCCTTTCGATATGATAGCAAATCAGGTTATTGAAGAAAATAGAGGTAAACATAAGCACGGAAGCTGCGGCATGGGAATATACGAAACAATTAGAAGGTATAAAGCTGGCGTAACGGATTTGGATTATAGAATAAGAGATTATTATTTGGATAGGTTGACAGATCGGGGAATTATTATTTCAGATGAGTGGATGCAGATAATTTCCAACGATAGGATTTTTGAGAATTGGTTAGAAGATTTTAACTTTATGTGTGGAGAATCAGAGCTTGTATCAAATGATGAATTCTTAAAGAAATTCGATAATATTGTTTTTGAAGCGGGTCAGGGTTTGTTGCTCGACCAAAATAATAAAGAGTATTTTCCGCACCTAACTCCGTCTAATACTGGAATTAAAAATGCAAAAAAGATAATAGAGAGAATTGATTGGGGTGATGAAATAAATATTGAAACATGCTATGTTTCCCGAACTTATCTGACTCGACATGGAGCAGGAGATTTTTTGACAGAATGTGACAAGGAGGCAATCAATGCAAATATGTGCGACAAAACGAATGTTCCAAATCAGTTTCAAGATACATTGAGGTATGGATTTCTTCTCTTGCACGGATTGTATTGTAGATGCGCTAAAGATGTTGAAGAATTCGGAAATGTAAAGTCGCTTGCTCTCACTCATTGTAATGAATATAAGTGGGACAATGATTTACTGGCTAAATTATTTCGTGGATGGAGAATTTATTATTCTGGAGGCGAAACCAAGCCAAGTGTGAAAAATTATTATCCTATGTTGGAGGAAAATGGGAGTAGATAGGTTAGAAAGCACAGCTAAATTTTTATATGTTATAAAAAATAGCATAATGATTGGGAGGATTAAATGCCTTTAAATACAGGATATTTAACATCTAGCAGAGAAAAAAATGAATTATATAGTCCGTTTTACATAGTAGACCATATAATGAAATATCTTCCAAAAGACAAAGTTATATGGTGTCCATTTGATGAAAATTGGTCGGCATTTTATAGGCGATTAAAAGAGGGGGGGGTTCAAAGTAGTCAGAAGTTCGTTATTGGAAGGGCAGGACTTTTTCGAGTTTGAGCCAAATGAATGGGATATAATTGTTAGCAATCCTCCATTTTCAGTTAAAGATAAAGTTTTGGAGCGCTTGTATTCATTTAATAAACCGTTTGCAATTTTGTTGCCTCTCAATGCCTTGCAAGGCAAGACAAGATACGAATACTTTAAAGATGGTATTCAAATTCTGAGCTTTGATGCGAGAGTTTGTTATCACAATGAGGAACACATGGATACGGTAGTTAAAGGAAGTCCATTTGCAACAGCATTTTTTTGCAGAGATTTACTTCCAAAAGACTTGATAATAGAAAAATTAATTACATATGATAGACCTTTGATGAAATGTGCATAAACACAGGAGAATAATTATGTGTGGCGATTATGATTATGAAGAAAATCCATACGACTATTGCTATGAATGCGGTGGTTATGGTGACGATTATTATATGGACGAAGATGAAGAATTAGTTTGTAGATGTCCTGAATGTCCTATGAATCCTTATTCATGGGATGATTAATACATATCAAGTAAATTTCTATGGGTGATCACCCAATTATTTCGGGGAACAGAGAGGAGAATCAAATGTTAGTACCTGCGATACTATTTAAAGACCAGATAACGTCAGAATTTCAAAGGATTTATTACACTGAGGATATGATGTATTTAACAGGCTGCTTAGAACAGTGGAGTCCGGATATATCAACAAACCCAGAGGAAGGAAAATTTGATTTCGCTATTGTTAGTAATGATAAATTAATAGGATATTTGTCTTATCGCATTGACTATTATTGCTCCAAGGCGTATAATTTTGGACTTTTATCTTTCGATAGAGGAAATCCGGTTGTCGGAGAAGAACTTTTTAACAAGATGGAGGAGCTAACAAAAAAGCTTCGTAAAATTGAGTGGCGCATGGTTGGTGGAAATCCTGTTGAAAAGCATTATGATAAATTCTGCAAAAAACACGGAGGGAACAAACACATTCTAAAAGATTCTGTTAGAGATTCGCACGGCAATTATCATGATGATATTATCTACGAAATTATTAATGATTAAAGAGAAGATGAGATGAGAGCATTATTTTATTTAGAAGACAAGCTTGTAGCAGAAGAATTTTACAAATGCCAGCAGTGGAAAGGGGAAAATGGAAATTATCTCGTGATAGATACGGAAAGAGGTCAAAGACTATTTTTTGATTTTAGCAAAAATACGAACCCGAATATAGGTACAGTAGAAGACAATATAATGAAAGCAGCTATGGGCAGAGTTGATTTGAGAAGATTTAAAGCTCTAACATTAGAGGATATTTTAAAAGAGGAAAATTCTTATAATGTATCCTATTTAAACTAGAGATAAAATATAAAAAGTTGGTTGTAATTGCGGAGGAAAATTTTATGGAAATGAGTTGTATTGCCAGATGTGTATCAATTAGCAAAAAGTCCAAAGCGCAGGGATTCAAAACATTAGGGGTTGGAGATATAGTTACATTTACGACTCCAATTGAATCAGTCGGAAGGAATAGTAGAGGAGGCACCTATTCTACATATATTAAATGCAAAAATAATAGAACAGGAGAAGAAGGATATCAGAGCTTTAATATGCTGGGGCGTTTGTTGAAAAACTATGAATTTGAGCAGTTAAATAGAGTAGAAGTATAAAAGGAAAGTTTATAGCAAAAAACAAAAAAGGTCGCAATAAGGAGAATAAATATATGAGACTATATGTCGTTAGTGCAGATACATATAATGCTTCATGGGGAACACAAATAAGTATTTTTGGTGTATTTAATGAGAATCATTTAGCCGATGCATTAGAAGAATTGCAACAAAAATATAATTACAATTTTGAGGTAAATGAAGCAAATCTGAATGAATGTACAGATATATACCTTGGTGGGTATCTTGAGTAAATGAAATGGTTACTTTGTAAGGAGAGAATATATGAGGTTAAGCGAAATAGCAGAATATGTAGTAGATAATAATCCGGATTGCTGCGTAAAAAATGAGGTAATTAGAGGTTGTAGAACAGAATCGTATGAAGAAAGCCTTATTGAGCCATTATTAAATTTTTACATGTACGAAAAGATGGATTTATGCGGATGCGGAATTCCAGAAAATACATACGAAGCAATTAGAAGATATCTCCACATCAGAAAAAGCTGTTTTGAAGAAAATCTATCATGGGAAGATGTCACTGAACGCTATAGAACTAATTTGCATATAGATTATGACGATTCAATGAATTATGGGATATTGCAGTTTCTAGCATATATTTTAGACAGTTATGGGTTTACAGAGCATGGCAGCTCAGTTGGTGGTTGCTGGCTAACAAAGGAAGGAGAAAAATTGTTAACTGTATTGGATGCATGGCATAACTTGGAGGAAGAGATAAGATGAAGGAAGAAACGAAAGATCCTATCGCCTGTATACTAATTTTTGCGATACCGGTTATTTTACTTGTTTCTTTCGCAGTATATATGTTTTTTCACCCCAAAATAAGAGGAATATCTTATTGCGATGATAATCGTTATTACATGGTTAATGCTATAACAGGCAATAATGAAAGTTCTCCTGATAATTGGCACTTTGGAGCAATAAAAAAAGAGGATTATGATTCGTGGAAGGATGGAACAGCAACGACAGTTTGGGTTGTTAGTTCGAGAGACGAAAATAGAGGCTGGAGACTTAGATGCAATATGATTTCCACTATCACTATTTACGATAAAAGATATTTGCCATTCAATTTTTAAATATAAGAAGGTAGGGTTAGATGTGAAAGAACGAAAAATATATGTATGTGATTTTTGCAATACATCGTATAATGAGAAATCAAAAGCAGAAAAATGTGAAAGCAATCATAAAAAATGTAAAGAGATTGTAGATGTGAGATATTCACCTTATAAATCAGATAATACAGGAAGACCGAAAAAGATTTGCATTAAATTTGATGATGGAGATAATGAATGGTATTCAAGAATGTAAAGAAAGAGAAATTTCACGAGGCGAGAATAATATGCAGAATAAATATTCAAGAAAACAGCTAGAAGAATTATATAATTGCAAAATTTTTAAAACGACAACATGCAATGAAGATAATTATGTTTTTTGGGCGGCACAAGGGCTACCATTTACAGAAAATGGCGAAAACAGGTTATTTGGGGATGCCTGTGGATGGGATTTGGATGAACTGCATGAAGATATCAGGAATGCAATTCGCGAAACTTGCATTGTATTTGACGCATAATAAAAATCTTATGGTTCACGCGTTACAACCTAACAACAATAATAGTTGCAGCAAAACAAGGAGGAGATAAATGGAAACAAATCACTATTCAGAACAAGGAGTTAAAGAGCCAGATGTAATTGAGATAATTAAAAAGGTGATGATGGAGCCTGAAATTTCTATATTATTTCTGAAATCTATTGAAGGATTTGTAAAAGAAGGAGTGACGTACAAATCATTATATAAAAATGTAGTTTCGGACTATGAGAATGTCGTGAATGAACTTAGTGTAGCAGTTCGAATATTAAGAGAAAATCAATTAGAAGATATTTGGAGAGAAAACCTTTGAAAACAAAAGGAATGAAGCGGGGGTCGAAAATGAAAATAGATTTAGTAGAATTAAAAATCAATGGAGAAAAGAGTTATAAATACAAACCATTTAAATATTGTTGTACAAAAATGCGAGATAATCCATATATTGATTTTACAAATGAAAATGTTTCAAGTGAGAATGGCAATTTTGGCGGTTCACATATTCCTCAGTTTTGTGTTTGGGAAGACGCGTTTGAACGAGTAGACAATTTTTTCATTAATTTTTGTCCTTTTTGCGGCGAAAAGATAGAGGTGTCGGTTGTAGAGGAAAAAGACATTTCAGATACATATAAGAAATTAGAAGAAAAAAAGAATTTTTTTGAGGAAGAAATCTGGAATATTGATAGGCAAATAGCAGAGCTATATAAGGTTTCTGAATACCCGGAGGTTGATTCGCTATGCATATCGAAAAAGAATTTCTGTATTTAGTATGGCAATGCACTTCAAACGGAAGACAGTATATAGTAGGAAAACTTTCAAAGAATAAACAATATGAATTCTGTTATTGCGAAGAAATCGAGGAAGCTATAAAAAATGGATTTAAGCCGCTAATTTCCTTTAACAAAATCGACACCGCGTATAGAAGTGAAGAACTGTTTCCAGCTTTTTCAAGCAGATTGCCAGATAGAAAAAGAAAAGATATTGATAAAATCTTAAAGAAATATAATTTAGATGAGTACGATACTTATGAGCTTTTAAAGAGAAGCGGAGCTAAGTTACCGATTGATAATTTACAGTTTGTCGGCTGCCGGGTTGCTTGAAGAGTTGAAGACGGAAATTTTCTCAGATACTAGCTACAAAAAACTATAGGAGGAAGATATGAGTTGTCCAAGATTTGGTGAAGAGTGTTATGAATTTATGTGCGGGTCTTCTAAAAATGGAATATGCACTGAAGGAGAAAATGAGTTTTTAAATTCAATAGAAAAGTCATCTAAAGCAGAGCTAATTTCTGCCGCAGAAGCATACAAGAAAACTCAAGAAGCGCTAAAAGAAGATGATATAGAGTCTCTGAAAGAGATTAACAGTAAAATTTTAGAAGCAACTAAAAAAGGAAAATTTTCTGTTACCGGTCTCGGGGAAATAAGCTTTGGGGCGAGAGAAAAATTAGAAAGTTTGGGATACGAAATAATAACAGGTTTTGATCTTAACGAAAGATATTACCTTATTAGTTGGGAGAAGGAGGAAAATTAATTGAAAAGCTTTAAGAAGAAAGTTTATTTCCATAGAGAAAAAGAAGAAAACTGGGATATCGAAGAAGAATCTATATCTAGAGGATTCGATACCGAAAATATTCTTTGGCTGGGCTCAGATGTCGAAATGACAGTCGAAATTAGAGAAGATGGAACGAATAAAGTTTTATCAGTTCAAGGAAAAGATGTGTCAAATTTAGATATTTTTATCTAGGAGGATTTATGTATAAACAGATTATTATTGCGAGAAAAGATTTAGATATGTCCTCGGGAAAACTCGCGGCACAGGTGAGTCATGCAAGTATGGCTTTTTTAACTAGTGAATTAAGAGATTCTGATACAGTTACTGCAATAACTAAAGCACACTTAGCTGGATGGCGACAGCATTTAGAACCAGATGAAGCTAAGGAGATTGTTTATTATGAAGCATCTCTTTGTTGCGAGAAAGACTTGTACGAGCAGTGGATTTGCGGCGAATTCACAAAATGCGTTTTGCGAGCAAAAAATAAAGCCCAATTACTGAAAGCAAAAAGAATAGCAGAAGAAATGGGAATGAAGGAGAACGAAGACTTCTGGTTAATTCGGGATAATTGCCATACGGAATTAGAACCGGAAGAGGATGGGAAAACTTTAACGTGCATTGGATTTAAACCGATGGATTCGGAGCTTATTGATAAAATCGGCAAAAAATATCAGTTATATTAGGAGGGTGTATGGATTACAATAAAAAATTACAGGAACTAATATCAGAAGCCCAAAAGGATGGCTATGATTTTATAGGCGGAGACTCAGCTAAATTTAAAAGAAAAGAAGAATGGCTCTATGTTATGGAGGTATTTATATTTTCAAAGACATGTTATGAGGATAGCGGAGAATATCATGTTTTTAAAGACATCTATGAGATTCCTAAAGACATATTTCTTAGAATGGAAGATTCATCTCCTAGGCTTTGGGGAAAAGAAGAAAAAGGATTACGCGGAGAAATCTTTGAGTTATTTGTTCGTAGAATATTACGAGAAATACCCGGCTTTACTGTAGACGATTGGTATGGAAATGAAGGAGTGACATCTTTTCATCATATCCAATACGAGAAATATAGCGACTGCGACGACTGCTATGAGGTATATTTTACAAAGAATGGGAAAGAGTCTACATATCCTGATGGATATATCAGTTTCTATAAAATGGAAAGAAATGATTATATTGCTGAAAAAGAAAAAAGTATAAATATAACTCTAGAGAAATTTATGAGATTAAATGCGTAAGGAGAATTTATGGTTCAATATCAAGATATAATTAATAAACAGGACGAGATAGTGGCTATAGTCAACAAGATATCAACATCCGATAACATCAAAGAAATAACTCAATTAGATATCCAATTAGAAGAAGATGCCAAAATATTAAAGAATCTCAAAATTTCAAGGATAATGCAAAAACAAGAAAAGGTAAGTTAATCTGACTTGCCTTATTTTTAACTTAAGTAATGAGTTTTTCTTCAAAATATGATAAAATTATAAAAAATATTTGGAGGAAAGTAATGGGGAATTTTATTATAGACGATATTCAAAGAGAAAAAATTTTGAAAGAAGAGCAAAAACTATTGAAAAGTTTGAAAGATGAAAGATCTTCTATATACAATTCTTGCAGGGGATTCCGTTTTGTTCATGCTCCTAACGAAAGAGGAATTTTAGAACTGCAAGTAAAAGAAGTTGTAGAAGAAGATAAGTGGAAGACAATTCAAGAGAGTGACAAGTGGAGGAAATTGCAAGAAGATATTCCAAATCAAGAAAATAAAGTTGCCGAATTAGAGAAAAGTATAGACGAAGAAAAACGTCAAAAACTTATAGATTTTTTGACGATTCAAAATGATAAAGTACGTGCTGAAAATTTTTTAAAAAGTATTAAAAGCTATACTCTTTACAAGATTTTATATTATGATGAATATCCAAACCCTATAAGAAAGTTTGAAAAATTGAGACTCATAGATGCAATAAAGTGGTGTTATGAAAATTGGTTTGCAGAGATTCTACCTGTAGAAGTAGATGGTACGGCGAAGAGCTGTTATTCGACTTATATTTTAACTCACTTTGATGCCACATTTGAGGGGCACGAGGTTATTTCAAAAATTTATTTAGATATGAGTTATTCGCCAAAAGAAGACCTTCATGGAGGGCTGTATTGCGAGGGGCAGCAATACATCCATTTAAACAGAAAAGAGTTATTGAAAATAAAAGAATGTATGTGCTGTATAGAGGAGTAAGAATGCAGTTCAAGGAGTTGATTAGTTGACAGAAAATGAGATGTTGAATTTTGCCATATCTCAAGGTATAATTGATATATCATCCGTACAAGAAAAAATAGAGATGATGAAAAAGCAAAAGTACTTAGAAAAGCATCCATATAAAATCTGGGAAAATAAAAGTGGTGATTGGTATACATATTTGCCAGATGAGAAGAAAGGAAGAATACAGCGTAAGAGAAAAACAAAAGAAGAAATCGAGCAGGTAGTGGTAGATTACTGGAAAACCGAAGAAGAAAATCCGACAATAGAGCAGGTTTTTGCCGAATGGAATAACAGAAAATTGGCACTAAATCAGATTTCTCGATCAACCCATATAAGAAATCAGCAATTTTATAATCGACACTACAAAAAGTTTGGTAAAAGACGAATTAAGAGTGTTTCAGAAGATGAATTTTGTGATTTTCTTGAAGCTCAAATACCTGAACACCAGTTAAAAGTAAAGGCGTTTTCTGGATTAAAAACAATAACAAGAGGGTTTTTGAAAAGGGCTAAAAGAAAGAAGTATATTTCATTCAACGTAGAAGCTATGCTGGACGACTTAGACATTTCGGAACAAAGTTTTGAAAAGAGCGATAAGAGCAGCAAAGATAGGGTTTTCACGGAAGAAGAATTTCCTAGACTTAAAAGTTACCTGCGTAGTAACATAGATGTTCATAATTTAGGAATATTGCTTATGTGCATTACAGGAATGAGGGTCGGGGAGCTTGTCGCCCTTAAATATGAAGATTTTCTTTCTCCTAATTTAGTTCAGATAAAAAGAACGGAAACTCGTTATAAAGACGAAACGGATACATGGAGGTATGAGATTAAGGAATCGCCGAAAACTCCGGCAGGATACCGCACAGTCGTTATTCCGTTGTCTTATAGCTGGATATATGAAGAACTTAAAGCACGAAATTATTCATCGGAATTCGTAATGGCTAATGAGGATGGAGTGAGGTTGAGAACGTCATGGATTCGAAGAAGGCTATATGCGATTTGTCGGGAGCTTGGGTTCGAGCGAGAAAAAGGCCCACATACTTGTCGAAGAACTTACGCAACAATATTATTAGATAACAACGTAGATAAGAATTTAATTGTAGACCAAATGGGGCATACTGACATTTCATGTACTGAAAAACATTATCATGAAGACATGAAGAGCTCAGATACAAAGATTAAAATTTTATCAGGAATTCCGGACTTTGCAGCGTGA